TAATAATCTTACTTAACCCAACATGTGAAATATATCTACCTGTGTTATCAGTAAGCCACTGAGATACCCTTCTTAATGAAGACTTTCCATTTTTATATAAATTCTTTGCAGTATCTAAATGATCCAGTTGATCTTTTATAGGTCGTAGTAAATCTTTACCATTAACTTTTTCATATCCAAATGGAATTATTCTTGATATTTTTCTTTTCTCAATCATAGTAATCCTTTGTCTCTTAATTTCCCAACAAGGTTAGCCTTATCACTTACTTGTTCTGCTAATTTTTTGTTATCTTCTTTTAGTTCATCTATTTCTTTTTTTAATTTTGTAATTTCATTTTCATATTTAGTAACTTTATTTATCATTAGTTTATCATGTTCTTTTTTAATCTCTTCTATCTCTAATACATGTTGTACATAATCAATCATAAAATATACCTCTTATTTCTTCTGTACTAAAATATTTTAAATCATCTTTTAATGCTTTAACATGTACATTTTGTAAGCCATAGGATTTTAATTCATTAGCAACATCAAATGATTTTGTAGTTGCATCCCTATCTAGTGCTACATATATTTTATCATAGGATTTTAAATATTGTTTATGAGATTGCTTTAATGATGTACCAAGTATAGCTACACCTGTAAGTATATTAGATACTGCACAAGCTGAAGCACAATCTTCTACAATAACTGCCTCGTTATGTCCATGCAATCCACATTTAAAAGGTGTATCTTTATTTCCATACATGTACCATTTAGGATAGGTTGCTGAACTTAATGCTCTACCTACTGCACCTACAAACTCATGTGCTTTCTGCTCGTGCCTAATCATAAATACAACTCTGTCTTGTTTAACATCATACTTAATATCTGCTCTACCCCATGCCCATGCTTCCCAACAATTATTTTTATGGATATACTGTCTGGCTTTATCATTTGAATCTAATATCTTAAAGCTATCAGGCACATAGAATTCTGTATTTAAATTTTCTTCTTTCTTTTTAAATGTACTATTAACATAGTTCATATCTTTTTCTCCTTGATGTTTTCCTTTAGCACTACAAGATGTATGAAAACAATACCAACCAATGTTATTGCTGGTTGTATCAACTGATAGTGTATTTTTATTATGGCAAAATGGACAATCCATTCTTATCTGTGTATCAGGTGGAACAAATAATCCTTGTACTACTTCTAGTTGTTGTTTATAATTCAAACCCATTCTCCTAATATTAATTTCTTTTCTTTTTCTGTCTCTAATTCCTCATAGGTTAGCATATATCTACCTTTAGCATAGAAGTTACCATCATGCTCTACCTTCATTAGCTTTTCATTTAAGTATAATGCTGTTGAGTTTTCTATTTCTTCAATCGTTGGTTCATTTTCAAATGGGATTATTCCTACTGCTTCTATCCCCATGCCAACTAGACGAACTTTATATTTTTTCATTATTATTCCTATATCATACTTTCTTCTTTTTGTCAAGTGCTTTTCGTTCTTTTGCTTGTCTAACAGATTCTTTATAAGATTCTTCTAATTCTTTTTTTTCTTTTTCTGCTTCTTCACGAAAATCTTTGCGTAGTTTTGCATAGTGCTTTGGGTGCTTCCATTCAAATGTCATTTAGTATTTCCATTAGTTAATACATGCTTAAGTATTGTTGTTGTTGGATCTACATCTAGAGATTTACAGGATAGTAGACATAGGAGTGTTATTAGTATTAGGTATTTCATTTTGTTTTCTTCCATTTGTTATATCCTTTTACCCAATCTTCTTGTGGGATTTCTTTTTCTTCCTCATTAGTTATATCATTTATTTCAATATTATATCTTTTACCATCTAATTCGAATGCAAGATCAGCACCACTAAAATCTAACCAAGTACCACAATCTGTAACATTACCTTTTAATTTTTCTTCTACACAATCTTCTAGTGTTCTTCTTATGTTGTATATGTCTGGTAGTTTTTTATTCATTATAGCCTACCTTTTCTTTCTGATCTAGGTTTGTAGGGTAGTTTAACTACCTTACTACTTGGATTACCTTTACGGCTTGTCCATTCTATTGTTACTTCTTCTGCGTCACCACCTTGAAATTTTTTAGTGGCTTTTTTTAAACTCATAGCTTCAATTTTTTTTTCAGGTTGTCCTGCTGGTACTGTAAATGTATATGTTATCATTTGTTCTCCTGTATTATTTCAAACGAGATTGGCTTGAGTACTCTAGCATCATATATGTGATATTCTTCATCATCAAAGTAATGATCAAACTTATTCATAAAGTTTGCAACTTTATCTAGATGTTTATTGATTACTAAGTATCTAATATTATTTGCTACCATCCATACACCCTCAAAACCAATATCTGTATAAACATCTTTAGTTTTAAATTTTCTTTTTAAAGAAAGAGAAATTGGGCAACTATTATGATTTTTAGGTTTTCCATCTCTTATATCTTTCTTTGTTACCTTTATTTTATATTTCATTAATGCTCCTTATAACTTACTTGTTTAACTTTACGACTCCAACAAGCACGACAGCTACCACACTTACCACCCTGCTTATACGCAGGACACTCGTGACCTATTGGTTTTTTATTTTTATGTACAGTAGATGTCCACTTCCAAAACTTCGGTGGTTGCCCATCTATTTTAATACCACTAACACGCAGTACTAAATTCTTTGGTATGTCTTCTTCTTTAATTCTGCTTATAATCTTATACTCTCTAGTAGCTAACCAATAATTTATATGTGGTGTGAGTTCACACACCTTAAATATTTTCATTAAATGTTCGTGAGATTGTATATCTCCAGAGTCAAACCAACGGTGAAAAAGCCTTGATTTATCTAGCCTTTTGTACTTTTGGGTCAGTAGCTCTGCCATATAATCTACCCATTCTGGTTTTTTAATTGCATTCAATCTTATTTTGTGTGCGTTAGCTACAACAGGATATAAATAATGTCCATTCAATGCATAACATTTATTACAAATAGTTCCTTCTTGTTCTGCAAGTATACTACCTGTCACACATTTCTTTGCAGAGATACCCCAAGCATATGACGGCATTTTACTTGGGTTAGATAGTGTGCCTATCTTTTTTTCAAGTTCTTTTATTTTCATAGTTTTTCCAGTAATCTTTCAATGATATATTTTGTATTTAGATTCTTTAATGTACCACAATTATAATGATAGGTCAAGTCATCATGTATTTTAGAAACATACTCTGGTTCTGCATCAGCTAATTCACATACTAATTTAAATTGTTTCTTGTTTGGATTTATAAAAGTTTTAGCTTGGTCTTGTAATACTTTTATTTCACTCTTACTAATAGAGCCATGACTTCCTAAATGCCCAACGCTATCTAAAAAAGCACGAAGTAATACTGCCTTTGCTAAATCTTTTTGTCCAGAGCCTGTATGTTCTGTTAAATAATGTGTATCTTTATTTAATGTTTTCATTGTATTCTCCTTGACTTATTGTTAAAAGTATGATATACTGTCGTGGGTTCTTGGGGAGGCTAGTATATATACTACAGTTTAAAGTCTTCCCCATTGTTATTTGATAACCAATAATGTGTATGAGTACATAGGGCAACATAAGATTTATGTTTATCTAATAATAAATCCTGCAATTCTAAACTATGACTTCTTATAATACTACCACTATTTAAATATATATTTATCCAAGCATCCCATTGATGAGAATCTATACGCACAGATTTAATATCTTTTTTAGTAAATTTAATTATATGTGTATTTCCTAATTTCATTTTATTTCCTTTTGTTAATGGGGAGCATTACACCCCCCATAAATATTAGCTATTGTACTTGATTTGCTACACCTTGATGATAGTAATATAAAAATTCATTACTCTGTATAAAATTTCTAACTTCAAAATCTCTATCTTCATTACTTCTAATAGAATCTCTTTTGGAAGTTTCAATCTTATAGTCTTTGCTATCTCGTTTGCCTATCTTAACGGCTCGTTGATTATGAGAACTATAATTTGTTAAAGTATTATACACATCATACAATGTTGATTTAGTATTATCAGTTTCCAATAGTTCATTAAGTAAGTGGTACTTACCATCAGAATTATTAGAGAACTTTCTAAATAATTTTTCAACATCTCGTCTACCTAACTCAACACTTTGATATACCTCAACTGTATTCTTTAAGTTATCAAATGTTTTGTTTAGATGTTTAAGTTTATCAAATGAATCACCAACATTAAAATTACGAACATGTTTTTTTATAGATGAATTAATATTTTCAAATGATTTCATACCATTTGCACATATCAATCTTAAAAACATGGCTCTTAATTGATATACTATTGAAGCATCATAGCTAGATATAACTTCAATGCCAAGTTTTAGTTTGTCATTGTTGTCATAGTTCATAGAGTATGTACCAAAATCTCCTGTATCTCCAAACATAATTCTTAATCTCATGTAGTTTAAGTCTGGTGATACTTTAAATTTAAGTGAAGCATCATTTATATCTATGTTATACTTGTCAAGTGCGTCAGATAGTCCCACTAGTATTCTTTCATATGGGATTAGCTGATAGTTCGCACCATGTAAGTGTATTGCCTTGTTATTTTCTGTATCAAGTACAGCATAACTAGGTTTGTTCAATACAAAATCACTTTCAACAGAGTTTAATTGTCGCAGTTCAACTGGAGTTATACTATGTTGATACTGTGTTTCGTATTGTTCCTTTAGTCTATTGACTAATGCACTCATTGTGTTTCCTTATTGTTGTTATTTATTTTAAGGGGTACACTATTAATTTAATGTATCCCCAAAAATAAATTAATTATTATCTTCTATTCTTATTACTAAATTTATTTCTCTTTCATTTCCTGTTAATTTATTATCTGTCATATAAACTTTTGAGTTAGTAAATTGTATTCTATTATGTTTATCTATAACTTTTATTTTTATTGGTTTTCTGGTTACAAGACAGTTACCATTTACACCATATAATATCCATTTTAAATCGTTCCACTCTAATTCTAATGCAGATATACTATTATATTCTTT